CTCTTGCTAAGGGTTCTAATATGCGCATCTTTAAGCACATTAGAACTCGTTTGGATGAAGCGAATCTAGAACTCGGCAAGAGCAGAGGAGAGGCACCTGATGCTAAGGGAACTAATCGTCGTTTCTCTCACATGATGGCGATCGCACCTAATGCATCTTCATCCATCATCATGGGCAATACCTCACCGTCGATTGAACCGTGGCGAGCAAATGCATATCGTCAAGATACTTTGTCCGGTGCACATCTCAATAAGAATAAATACCTCGATGCTGTCATCAAGGAAGAAGCGAAAAACAAGAAAGAAGGTTGGTATGAGGATGTTTGGTCATCCATTATCGCCAACGATGGTTCTGTTCAGCACCTTACCTGGATGGATCAGAGGACCAAGGATGTTTATAAGACTTCGATGGAAATTGATCAGCGTTGGGTTATTGATCTTGCAGCAGACAGACAGAAGTTTATTGATCAGGCGCAATCTCTGAATGTGTTTTTTAGACCAGATGCCAACATCAAGTATCTTCATGCTGTTCACTATCTTGCTTGGAAACAAGGTTTGAAGACTCTTTATTATTGTCGTTCGGAAAAAATCGGCAAGGCAGATAAGGTTGCCAAGCGCATCGAGCGCGAAGCAATTAAAGAGATTGACTTCAAGACTATGATTGAAGGCGATACATGTCTCGCTTGCGAAGGTTAGGGGAATAACTAATGCATTTTGCAGAGATATATACTAAACCTGAATGTCCCTTTTGCGTGATGGCAAAAGAATTTATGGATGGGATGGAAATAACATACAAAGAAACTGTTATTGGTAAGGATGTTGCGTGGGAACAAGTTGTTGCTGCCATTCCTGGAATTACAACAGTTCCGCAAATTTTTATTAATGGAACTCACGTAGGTGGTTACGAAGGTTTGATTAAATGGGCAGGAGATAATTAATGGCAAAGGCAAGAGGTGGTGGCACAGGTAAGAAAACTATTAATGATGTGCATCGCAAGGGTACATCTATTGGTCGTGGAAAAATTAAATTTAGCACTATGAATAAGCACAAGAAGAGAAGTTTTAAACGCTACCGAGGTCAGGGAAAGTAAAATGCTAACACAAGAAAGAGCATACTTCAAACCATTTAACTATCCATGGGCATATGATGCGTGGTTAAAGCACGAACAGTCGCATTGGTTGCATACCGAAGTTCCCATGATGGAAGACGTCAATGATTGGAAGAAGAGAATGACGCACGAGGAAAAATATTTCCTCACGAATATTTTCCGCTTCTTTACACAGGGTGATATTGACGTTGCTGGTGGTTATGTTACTAACTATCTTCCGTATTTTCCACAACCTGAAGTCCGTATGATGCTTCTAGGGTTTGCTGCGAGAGAGGCACTGCATGTTGCTGCTTACTCGCATCTGATCGAAACACTTGGTATGCCCGAATCAACATATAATGAGTTTCTTGACTACGAAGCAATGCGCGATAAGCACGATTACTTTACCACACTTGCCAATTCTAATGGTGACAAGAAGACTGTCGCAGCAAATATCGCAGCATTTTCTGCGTTCACTGAAGGCATGCAATTGTTCTCATCTTTCATTATGCTACTGAATTTCCCACGTCATGGTAAGATGAAGGGAATGGGGCAGATTGTTACTTGGTCGATTGTTGATGAAACGCAACACGCCGAGTCGATGATTAAGTTGTTCCGCGAGTATGTCAACGAGAATATTGAAATCTGGAACGACGATCTTAAGTCGAGAATCTATACCATTGCTGAAAAGATGGTGGAACTTGAAGATAAATTCATTGAGTTGTCTTTCTCACTTGGTGCGATGGAAAATCTAACTGAACAAGATGTTAAGAAGTATATCCGCTACATTGCAGATCGTCGATTAATTTCTCTGGGTATGAAGGGAATCTTTAAGATCAAGAAGAATCCTCTACCGTGGGTCGAAGAAATGATTAATGCTCCGACGCACACGAACTTCTTTGAGAATCGTGCGACTGATTATGCTAAGGGTGCTATCACCGGAAAGTGGGATGACGTTTGGGGCGAAGCAGCATAAGTAGGGATCGTATGAAAAACGTAATAACATGTGATAGTTGCGATGCAGAATTTAAACTATCGCACTCTATGGATGAGGACTACTATAACATAACATATTGCCCATTCTGTGGAGAGGAGTTTAATCATGAAGAAGAGTTCTACTTCTCGTCCGAAGAGGAAGATTAAACCTAAAAAAATACACAGAGTATATTGCACATATTTTGATGATGGTAAATATTACATAGGGTATTCTTGTAAACCAGAAAAGCAATATGAATCATACTTTGGCAGCGCAAGTTATGTTGCATTGTATGAGGGTAGTATGAGAAAAGAAACCATTGCAGAATATGATAACAAGTCTCATGCAAAGGCAGTTGAACATATTCTGCAATGGAATTACAGGCACGACGATAGATGCATCAATCAGATGTGGAATGTTCGTCTCCGATTAGATCACCTTAAAGATCTGGTAATACCCAAGTGGTCACCAGGAAATTTTTAGCTTGACAATTGTGCACTTTTATAGTAGTATAAATATATTGTCTAGAAAAAACGAGGTGTTCAATGACTGAATTTCACGAAAAGGATGGTCCCATTCCTGAATGGCGTGAGGATGTAAAGCGCATGTTGAAGCGCAGAGTCGCAGAGGTTGTCTTCAAAAAGGCAAATGGCGACATTAGAACTATGCACTGCACTCTGAAGGAATCCGCTCTGGCACAGGATGCCAAGGAATACGGACGAGTTGGCAACAATCTCCCCCGAAAAGAAAACCCCGAAGTGCTGTCAGTATGGGATACTGACATGAACGATTGGCGTTCGTTTCGTTGGGATAGAGTTTGTAGTCTAAAATATTTCCCTTGACATTTTTGTAATTTTAGGTTAGAATGCTATTCTAACATGGAGTGAAGTCGTGCATAAATTTAAGATTTCTAAATCAGATCAAAATTATTATGGTACTGAACCTCTTTGGGTCGATCAGTACACGCCGAAGGATTATACACTAGAGATCACCAAGACTCTAAACTGGTATAATGATCTGGCAACTGCGAAAGATTGCCGCGAGTTTCTCAAGGATTGGTTCAAGACCGACGAACAGAAACTGAAGCAACTCGCAACCATTCCCGATAAGTTTATCCCCACTACGTATGCTAATCTCGCCCGTATGGCGATGCGGGGTTTTCCTATTGACGAACCGCATCGGGAGAGGATCGCGGAGTCTATCAACTCTCGCGCAACCCTTAAAGAAGATAAAGTAGATATCCCTGCTTCTGTTCGGTCAGCACCTAAGTTGCGACCACTCGCCACAGCATTTATTGTTTCGGAAATGTGTGATGAGATTGAATACGTAGTTGACGGCGAAGATCCTCGCAAACTCGATGTGATTCTAGAGAATTATCGAATCACTGGTAATCAATATATCGAATGTGCGCAAAAGGTTGAAAACATCGCTGCTGAATTTACTGAGTTGCTCGAAGCGCGACGCAAGAAGAAGTCGGAACTCAGCGAAGATGAAGAGCAGTTGCTCGAGAACTATTCTAATCTCGCGACATTGTCAGTGATTAAGAAAATCATTCGTGTTCTTGAGACTCATTCGCTGAATCTTCGCAAGAGGTATACCGAAAGGCAGAAGGTTCTGGTTCGCAAGAAGAAACCAAAGGATCTTAGCAAAATGGTTAAGAACCTGAAGTATCTTCGCTCTGATCCGGAGTTGGGGATTACGAGTCTGGACCCAACCAACCTTCTGAATTGTTCTGAAGTCTGGACTTATGATACCAAGACTAAGAGAATTTCTCGATTCTTTACGAGTATCTCTGGATCTATTACAGTCAGGGGTGCATCTATTGTGGAATTTAACGGGGATATGTCTTCGAGTAAACTCCTACGCAAACCAGAAACTCAGTTGAAAGAATTTCAGGAATGTGCCAAGAAAGACTTGACTTCTTGGTACTCTGGTATTAAAAGTAAGCCTGCGGTTGTTAAAAAGCGCACGACTGATACGACTCTAATTTTGAAAGTGTTCCGATGAACGATGATTATGATAATGTGACATTTCTTCCTTTCGGTAAGAAGGAGGTTCCCGATGAACCAGCAGTCGATCAGGATATTATGCAGAAGATTGAGATGAACATGAACATCGTCGATGCTGCTGCCGAATGCGAGTCGATTACCAAGGGGATTCTCTTTTCTGTGACTGCTGCCATTGAAGAGCGAATCCCCATCACTGATAAGGATGCTCTGCTACGGCATATGTCTGTTATCTCGTGTTTGTGTTTTGGCGCTCTTATGCAACAGCGTCAGGTTGCGTGTCGGGAAAACAATTTGTTGAACGAACTCGTCGCAACAATGGAAAGTGCGGAAGGTGTTAATGTATGATTGTTGTAGATTATAATCAAACTGCCATCAGTAGTCTTATGGCAGAACTGGGTGGTCGCCGTGACGTTGAGGTAAACATTCCTCTCGTCCGGCACATGATCATTAATTCCATTCGCTCTTATAAAAAGAAGTTCGGTCAAGAATTCGGCGAGATGGTTATCGCTTGCGACAATCGTCACTATTGGCGGCGACAGTACTTTCCGAACTATAAGGCGAACCGTAAGAAGTCACGCGATGATAGTGGTTTCGATTGGAACTCCATCTTCGAAGCATTGAACCTTGTCCGCGATGAAATTCAGGAAGTGTTTCCCTATCCTGTCATCGATGTGGATGGTGCAGAGGCAGACGATGTCATTGCTACATTGGCAGAATACAGTCAAACGTCAAACACTGACGGACTGTTGCCATCGGCAGAACCATTCTTGATTTTGTCCAGCGACCATGACTTTAAGCAACTGCACAAGTGGTCCAATGTCAAGCAGTTCGCACCAATTCAAAAGAAGTGGGTAAAGTGTGCTGATACACCGTCCGTGGTGTTGATGGAGCATATCATTCGCGGAGATAAGGGCGATGGTGTGCCTAATATCTTCTCTGCAGACGATGTATTCGTCACGGGTTCGCGTCAACGTCCGATCAGAAAAGATAAACTCGAGGAGTGGAAGAAGCAACAACCCGAAGAGTTTATCACGAATGATGAGATGTGGCGTAATTTCCAACGGAATCGTGAGTTGGTAGATCTCTCGCGCATTCCTGAAGAAATTAAAATGAATATTGTTGATTCATATGAGAAGCAGCGCGATCGAGACGCTTCTGGTCTTTTGAATTACTTTATTGCAAATCGTATGAAGAACATGATCGATGTAATGGACGAATTTTGATCGAGTATATATAATATAAGAACTTGAGAAAGAGAATTGATAATGCCAACACAACCTAAACGATTCAAGATGATCAACGAAGCCTTAGATTGGGCGATGGAAGCGAAGACTACAGATGATCTTCGCGAAAGAGTTCGTGCTATTTCCCTCGGTAATAGTATCCTTATGCGCTTTCTTGCGTGGGGGGTTGGTTATGAAGAGGGACCGTCGAACCTCCCCGAAGGTGCTCCACCTCTGAAGGACGAAGGTTTGCCAGAAGGTATCTCAGATGCCACGATTACCAGCGAGTTCCGTAGACTTCTTGTTCTGCTGCCTGAGGGTTCCGGTAAGAATGTAAAGCAGGTGCGCAGAGAGGAAATCTTCATTGAGGTCTGTCAGGGTGTGCACCCAAAGGAAGCAGATCTCATAGTCGCAGCAAAGGATAAGACTCTACTGCAGATATATCCTAGACTCGCGGAAGTTCTCCCCGATTTTCTGACTGGATGGAAAGCACCAGAGGTTAAGAAGAAGAGGGTATCAAAAAAATCCTCGACCACTGCAGAAACTTAATAAATAAGTTCTTTCCACATAAGGAGACAGCAGTGAAATGGGGAAAGTTCTCGAGCACAAGCATCTGATCATCAGAGCAGAATTAAATAATCCACCTACATGCACAGACACGATCGAAAATTGGATGCGAGTGCTCGTCGATACCATTGGTATGAAGATACTGATGGGCCCATACTCTGTTTATTCTGAGATGGCAGGAAACAAAGGATTAACTGCAGTAACAATCATAGAAACAAGTCATATTGCCATACATGTGTGGGACGAAGTGCATCCGGCATTAATGCAAATGGATGTCTATACTTGTTCAGCGCTTGACATAAATGATGTGTTCAACGCAATACAAATGTTTGATCCCGCCAAGACTGAATATAAATTTATTGATAGGGAACAAACATTATTGTTGCGTGATAAAGGAATGTTGTGAGCACACAAAAATACTATCTGTTTCAATGTCGTAATGAGTTATGGATCGTAAAGGATTCAGAGGCAGTCCCCAAACCAAGAGAACTGCTTATCCAAACATCGAACATCGAGTATTTGCGCGAATATGCTCATAAAATTCCCAAGATAACAAAAATAAATGACAAGGTTTCGCGTCAGAGAAATGACCACTGGACTCCAGAAGGTCGTAAGATTATGTCTGAAAAGAAACTCGGAAGCAATAATCCAATGCACGGGGGATTGTCTGAAGAGCATAAACTGAAGATTAGTAGAACTATGCGCGGAACTCGACGAGGTGAAAACAATCCGATGTATGGTCGTCGGCATAGACACGAAACTCGACGCAAAATGAGTATTGCTCAGAGCATGCGTGTTCGCAAATGGTGTGTGGAACCTTCGGGTAAAACGCACCTCGTTGATCCAAGAACGTTCATACTTCCTGGTGGTTGGAAATGGGGAAGATTTTTCGATCCTTACAAATAAAATTATTGACTTCTGACGAAAACTAGGGTATATTGATAATATACTGAATAGGGGTTGCTACCTAATAGGCACGCGAGGGACCATGGTTAGTCCCTCAGTTTTTTGAAAAAAAGATGATTTAGGGGCTTGACTTTTTCCTCGTTTTATGGTAGAATGTATATATTGATTGAGTGAAGGAATAAGTAATTATGTTTCAGGTTATCCGTGATCTTAAGTCTGTTATGACTCCTGAAGAATTTCGTAACGAGATCTTCGGTGGTATCTTTTTCTTGATCGGGTTTCCGATTGTGTTTGCAGGTCTCTGGATTATTTCGCCTGTTTGAAAGTTAATGGTCCCGTAGCTCAGCAGGATAGAGCACGTGCCTTCTAAGCATGGGGTCAGAGGTTCGAGTCCTCTCGGGATCGCCATCTCGGACCTTTAGCAGGGATATAGTCCAACAGGCAGAGACAGAGGACTTAAAATCCTTCCAGTGTGGGTTCGAATCCCACTATCCCTACCAAGAGGAATATATATGTTAGAATGTTTGATTATTGGCGATAGTATCGCAGTCGGTACTAAGATGTTTGCTCCCACGGAATGTGTTTCGTATTCTAAGGGTGGGTGGAACACTTGGCAGTGGAATCAGAAGTGGGGCAAGACTCCGCTTGAAGCGAAGACGATTGTGATCAGTCTTGGAACGAACGACCATTCTGGTGTTAAAACCGAGAAAGAACTGATGAAGATTCGCACTCGTATTAAGATGGGAAATGTTGTTTGGATTATGCCTCCGTGTAATGCGAAGTTCTGCAAACCAGCAGTCAACGCTACAGTGAAGAGCATTGCTTACAACTATGGAGATCGTATCATTGCTACGTCTTATGTTCAACCAGATGGTATCCATCCTTCATGGCGCGGATATAAGGAATTGGTGAGAAAGGCAGGACTTTAATGTATGTAAAGATAGGACCATATAAGAATTGGTTTGGTCCATTCCAACTGGCTGAAAAGATCCTGTTCTGGAAGGACAAGGAAGATGATGCGGTCTACGATCTGGGAGAGAAGATTAGCGAAACTTTCATCGACGATTTTCTTTTCTGGATTGACAGCAAGAAGAAGCGCACCAAAAAGGTTCGTATCGACAAGTTTGACACTTGGAGCATGGACCGCACTCTTGCTGTGATCATTCTGCCCATGCTCAAGCAACTCAAGGCAACCAACCATGGCGCACCCTTTGTTGATGACAAGGATGTACCCAAGCACTTGAAGTCAACTAGCGCACCAGAACTTACACGGGAAGAAAAAGACTGTGGTGCTACTGATGCGTTTCATTTTGAACGTTGGAACTGGGTCATGGACGAAATGATCTGGGCATTTGAACAGATCGTGAATGACAGCAAAGAGCATCTCTATTTTGAAGATGGCACTCTTGATGTAGAAGGGTGTAAGGCATACAACAAGCGTATTGACAACGGCACCCGACTGTTTGGTGTTTACTTCCGCGGATTGTGGGACTAAAATATTATGCCAGCAATTTCTAGAGAGATAATCTCTGACAACTTTGTAGGGATCAACTTACCTGAAGGTGACTCTTATGATAAGTCGCAATTGGCAGATAAGATCGACAGGTGGAAATATTATCTGGTTGAAAAATGCTCTGCTAAGAAAGGCGACCGGATTATAATCGGAATTTCCGCTATCTCAGTAGATTTTGTTGCACTATGCTTTGCTGCATTCGAACTTTCTTTGGTCTTGGTTGTTGCTGCGGATGAACCAATCCGATCAGTTGCTGATAAAACAATTGTTAATCCCAAAACCACCAAGTTGCTGCCTATCGACATTCTGATCTGGGAAAGTATTCCGGAAGAAGGTGATGAGGTGCTGAGTGCATCAAGGAAATTCAATTTCTATAAACAAAACTGCAGGATTTACAAGAGTCTTGGTGATTTCTACAGAACAGAATTTCCAGAAGATCTGGGTCATGCTCCGTCTATAATGCCAGACGAAAATGATCTGTTAATGCTAACAACAAGCAGCGGATCGACTGGGACTGCCAAACTTGTTGAACACACTCACAAATTCTTCAGATCTCTGTGCGAACGCAACTCTAAAGAATTTTCCGGTAACATTGTGCATTGCAACAACATGCACCATGGTAGCAGTTTGAGCGTATTCTATTTACCTTCATTGATTAGTGATGACATAACAACGCATTATTTTATACCTTGTTATGAGAATCACTACGATCGTTTTGCTAGGGACATCAAGGGTATTGATCTGAATCACCTTTCTGTACCGTATATTAAATTCGTGGAAGGTGTTCTTGATGCATTCGTGGAAGAGGATGCTAAGTTTCCTAACATGCGATTGTCTTTGCTGACGTATGTTCCTTCGTTTTGCAAGAAATTTATTGAAGAAGGGTATATTGCTGAGGTCGAAAGTATCTTTGGTTCGAATGAAACTGCTGGTCCAGTTTTTCTGTCGAGAATTAATTCTGAGAACATGAGTAATTATGACAATCGTTTGTTTTATAAACCAGATTCTTTCTATGACATCACATTAGATGATGGAGAACTTAGTGTTAAACTCCCTCATTATGAGAAGACAATCAAAACAAATGATTTGTTCTCTTATGATGGTGATTCTTACCGACATATGGGTCGTTCGGATCTCGTGAGAATTAATGATGTGACTGTCGATTTTGAGTTCTTTAACAATCTATCACAACAATATCGTAATGACATAATTATTACTACTGATGGAATTGAGAATAAAATTTATTTGGTTGTCCAGAGGGATTCTATACTACACAAAAGTATGGAAATGCCCGAATTAATACGGCAATTAGACACAAAGATACGAGTATACTATTCTACGGATCGTTTGCAAATAGATAAATACGTTGTTGAGGATTTCTCTGTTTTTTACAGTGGAGTCAAAATAGATAAAGAACTTATTAGAGAGTATTTTAAACAACATGTTTAGCAAACATCTAGAGAAAAGTAAAGAAACATATATAAGTCATCTAATTTGGGCAATCCTTGCTAGTCTTAGATTGCTTTGGGCAGCGATTGCTAGTCTTATTCATGGGTTCTTTCCGAATCTGTTTCCTGGGACAGCAGCGAAGACAGTGATTGACCTATACCACAAACGTCTAGTCAATCATCCCAATAAAGAATACCAAAAATATATTGATTTCTACGAGAAAAAATATGAAAGAAGAATTAATTCGAAGATTGACTCTGATGCACACTAATCTTATGAATGAGGCAACAGAGGCAAGAACACGAGGAGGAACAATGGCGATGAAAATCGGTTCTCGTGCGAAGTTGATTAAAGAAACCATTGACTTTCTCGAAAAAATATAGTATAAATATTTTTAATGCAGTTTGTAAAGACCATAGACACAGACATTTTGAGTTCTAGATTGAAGGCAGAGGTCTATCAACTTCTGAACGAGCATCAACTACTTGAAAAGACACAAGTGAGTCTGACCAGCATAAATGGCGACAATAATTGGGATGAGTCGACGGGAAAACTTCACTCGCTCTCTCATGAAGAGAAATCCTACTCTAAACTAAACGTCGCGCTGACTGACACATACATCGCAGAACTTCTAGCAAGATATCCAGAGTATTATCGTTGGCGACTTCTGCGGATAAATCCACGTTCATGCTATAGCATACACACAGACAAACTATTAGGGAATACCATGAACGTTCGTCTTCACATTCCTGTGGTTACGAACGATAATGCATTTCTATGTTTTTTCTCTCAACGTCCCGTCGGGAGTTCTACGCAAATGGTGCGATATGAGCATCTTTCAGAGGGTAAAAGTTATCGCGTGAACACCACCGGATTTCATACTGCAGTAAATCATGGACTCGAACCAAGATACCACATAGTGGGAGTTAAGTATGAAGATAGCGATAACTGGTCACTCTAGTGGCATAGGTAAAGCAATCGCCGACGCATATCCCTTGGTGGTTGGATTTAGTCGTGGAAACGGATATGATATATCTGATCCAAAAACAATCGATAGAATTCTAGAAGAGATCGATGACTGTGATGTGTTCGTAAACAATGCACACAGTGGTAATGCGCAACTTCAAATCTTTCAGAAACTATTGAAGAAGTGGCGTGATGATAATACCAAGACGATCGTCAACATCAACAGCAAAACCATCTATAACAAACCAAACAATCGGCAGTATACGACCGAAAAGAAATTCCTGAGATCTGCTGCGATCGATGCTATCAATGACATAGAACGAAAGTGTCGTGTCATCAACATCAATGTTGGATATGTTACCACTAGTAGAGTTTCTCATTTGATCGGGAAACAACCGATGTTATTCCCAGAAGAAATAGCAACCATGATCAAGTGGTGCATAGATAAACCTCTAAACATAGAGGTCGGAGAATTATCCGTTTGGTCGAAAGATATTATGGTTTGAAAGCTGTTGTTATGCCGGTTCGCGCATTACTTACTCCGGAAGTGGATCTTTCTGTCTCTAATGCTGCAGCAAGATCAGAATCATAACTATAATCTGTAGAGTCTCTGTCTGGGTCTGTAGCAAAAAAGAACATTGGGTTGGAATATTCTACCCCAGATGTAGAAGTTTGCTTCACTTTAAATTTTACAACTTCGAGCGTCTTACCTTCGGGCAGTGGTATATTTGGTTTGGTAATTGTTACCGCTGCTGTTGATGCATCCAACGCAACGAATTCTTCATACTTTAATCTAATATCTTCGTCTAACCATACCAACTCATATGAACACGGTTCCCCGAATGGGTCAATAGATCCTTCGAAATTGTAATTATAGACATTATATGTTATTTCGGTAAGATCGCCGTTGAAGTATCCCAGATACAAGTTAATGTTCAAAGTATCCAACGGCACAGAACCATCAATCAAGTGAACCATTCTATTTGCGTCTACGAATTTTTCTGTGTCCAACAACAGAATGTTTTGTGTAGAATCATTTATCAGAATTTGTAAGATCGACACTGGAGTCTGAAGCGATGGAGCGACTGCCATAATAGCAGAGGCAGCGCCTGTGACATATGCTGCTGATGCAGAGGTACCAGTCGGTCTGATATAGTTTCCATCATAATTCGCAACAGTTACCTCGACACCAGGAGCAAAGATGTCAACGAGTTGACCGAAGTTAGAGTCTACTTGCACCGCCGAGAAATTGTTGAAACCTGCAGCGATATCGTCGATGTCAGACGCAGCGACTGTAATTACATTCGGCAATCCAGCAGGGGTATAGTTCTCCACATTATCACCGAAGTTACCTGCTGCCGCGACAACAGTTACACCGGAATCAATCAATCGCTGAAACTTTTCATCTAGATAGAAACTCTTTGTTGCCACCCACGAACAGTTTACAACTCTTGGTGTGCTAGGATCTGCGTCGTGATGTGCTCGAATCGCATCCAATGCTTGACCAACTTCTAATAGAGAAGGTTTTTCAGAACCATCAAAAATCTTGACACTCATCAACTTCACATAATGCTGAAGTCCGGTGTTTACGCCAGCAACAGCAGATGCCATAGCAGTGCCGTGACCAGTTGTATCAGCGAACGACTCAGCATATTTCTCTAGTGTGAAGAACTGAACCTTCTCTGTGTTGGGATCGCTAAATTCTACATGGTCGAAATTTATACCTGAGTCCACGATAAAGACTTCAGGTTTTGTCTTGTAATCTGATTCTGCGATTTTGCGAAATTCCGTTGGGAGTGGTCTGAATCTACCAGCAATACGCAGTCTTGCCCAATTAGCATTTTCATCGGCAAGAGTTACTGGCGAACCTTCAATCTCAGACATCAATTTGACAGGTGCATTGGCAGGATCCATTTTACCCGCGACTGCATCATACAGAGATAGGGGATCTTCCGTTGCGACGATATATGTGCCATCACCGAAATCCTGCACCACAACCAATTCCACAGTCAGTGCGCTGATGTCAGCAGTTCTAATTATAAATTCCTCAGCACCTTCGCCGGAAACTGCTACAGAAACAACCGAATTATCCATCTTGATGGTGGTTAGAAGCGAGATCGGTGTGTTGATAGTCTCGCTGCCCGATGGTGTCAACCCACATTTGTTTGCGAATGCAGTACAAGCAGCAGCATCAGCGAATGTTACAATATATTCCATTAAGAGTTTCCTTGTTTATGGAGGTTTGTCCTATTATTTATAATGGTATAAATATGAGCAAGCGAGGTAAATTCTGTAATGATAAAATTTCATGACTACTGGTTGCAGCGAAATTATGCTGATGGTATCCTGACTTGGAAACTAAATTTAACACCAGAACAGATAAAATCTATTGACATTAATTCAATTTACGAGTATTCTATAGAGGCAGTTACGTCGTTGCTGCCAGATCTCGGCGACAATCCCGCGATCTGTTTTAGCGGTGGCATAGACAGTCAAGTGATGCTTGAGTGTTTCCTGCGTGCAGGTGTCGATGTTACCATAGTCATCATGAGGTTTTCTAGTGGATTAAATGACCGCGACATAAAGACTGCAGTTGAATATTGCGAACGAAGGCAATTGAATTATAGATTTTTAGATCTAAATGTCACTAACTTCCTCGAGCGCGAGTTGCCGAGTTTTTCTGACAGATATGATGTTAGCAGTCCACAATTCGCAACGCATTTTAAGATGTTTGAGATTTTAAAAGATAGTGGATTCTCATCAGCGATCGCTGCAGGAAACCCTGTGTCCAAATCTCTGAAAAAGTGGTATCTACCAACCAAAGAGGCAAGCGATTGGATTAAATTTTCAGATGACATCCAATGGAATATAATCGGAGACTTTCTCTTGCATAATTGGAGATTCTCTTTGTTACTGGGGTGCCTCTATGAAGAGAGCGGGGAAATGCCTAGTGGATTCCAAGCAATCAGAGATAAAGTTTACAAATTTAAGACCATAAGTTATAGATCTGCCGATTTTGATATTATCCCACAGGAAACTAAGTTTACTGGATTCGAACAAGTCAAAGAGTATTACCATAAATCTACGGGCGACGGATGGTCTTTTGAAAAAAGATTTCGTTTTCCTCTACAAATTAAGAATGGTTCAACAGAGAAAATTGTTTTAGATGCCTCTGATGATCAGTTGAGTGCTTTGGAGTCACTATATGATAGATGCGCGAATCTCAGAAATCTCGTTTGAAGAAATAACTCCATTCTGGTTAAACCTGTGGTGGTGGCACACACCAGAAACTCTTGAGAGATTCAGTTATATGCGGTTCGGTGGTGGACACTTCAATGAAGTTAAAGATCCTGAGATAGCATACTTTGGGATCCAGTCTCGTGGTGAGATCGTGGGTGTTAACAGTATACACACTCTACCCGATGGAACCTGTCGCAGTAGAGGTTTGTGGGTCGATCCAACCCACAGAGGTAAAGGATTGGGTTTTGCATTATTGCACCACAGCATTGGTTGGGCAGAAAACAGAGGGTTCTGGTCTTGGAGTTATCCGAGAGAAAGTAGTTTAGACACATATCTCTCTGCTGGATACGAATCTTCATCAGACTGGATTGTTTCAGAACATGGAATAAAAAACAAATTTGTTCGAAAATCCCTTGACAAACTGGTTGAAATATAGTATATATAAATCTGTAAGTTAATAGCGAGGTTGGAAGTTCCGCCGGATTAGCACAGTGGTAGTGCAGCGGTTTTGTAAACCGAAGGTCGGGAGTTCAAATCTCTCATCCGGCACCATTTTTATTCCCTTGATCTGGGACACGCATATTAATAAGTCGTGCAATTAGACTAAGATCTCCTGCATTCAGGAGTACGTGGGGGTGGATCCCACAGGGAAATATAGTTATGAACGGTAAGAAGGGAATTGATTATGGGCGAGAAGCGAAATTACTCCGAAGCGGATGTAGCGAGACTTCGTGGAACGTTTGGCATCGAACACACGAGGGCAAAACAAGGCGCACTGGATTTTCGAACCCTTCTTGCCTCAGAGCCGTTCGTTCGCACATTCGGGGCGTACAACGGTCAACAAGCAGTTCAACATGTGAAGGCAGGTCTTAGGGCAATCTATGTTTCGGGTTGGCAGGTAGCAGCTGCTCACAACTCTACGCAACAGACATATCCGGATCAGAGTCTGTATGCTGTTGACTCTGTGCCTAATGCGGTTCGCTCGATCCAGAATGCTTTCCGCAGGCAAGATCAAATTCAAGTTGTGGAAGGTATGTCATTTAGAGATCCTGATTATCGGATGTGGGGTAATGTTCCTATCATTGCTGATGCTGAAGCAGGTTTCGGTGGTGCATTGAATGCATACGAACTAACTCGTAGTCTGATTGAGGCAGGTGCTGCTGCAGTACACTTCGAAGATCAATTGGCAGCGGAAAAGAAATGTGGTCACCTTGGCGGTAAGGTTCTCATTCCCACTTCGCAGGCAATTCGTAATCTCAATGCAGCGCGACTTGCTTCTGATGTTGAACGTACTGACACAGTAATCATTGCTCGTACTGATGCGGAAGCTGCTAGACTACTTTTATCGGATATCGATGATGTGGACAAGAAGTTCCTTACAGGTAAGAGGACAGAAGAAGGATTTTATGAAATCACTGGTGGAATGGAGATGGGTTGTGAACGTGGCCAAGCGTTCGCTGAATACGCCGACCTAGTCTGGTGTGAGACATCTAAACCATGTCTCAAGGAAGCCAAGCAATTCGCTGATGCTGTCCGAGGTGCCTTCCCAGATCAACTGCTGGCGTATAACTGTTCACCTTCGTTTAATTGGAAGCAACATCTTCCATCAGATACAGAACTTGCAGAGTTTCAAACAGAACTTGGTAAGATGGGATTTAAGTTCCAGTTTATCACTCTTGCTGGATTTCACTCAACAAACTATGCGGTGTTTGACTTTGCTAAGCAATATGCACAAGATGGTATGCTCGCGTATTCGAATTTACAACAAAAAGAGTTTGCAGCCCTTGATCAAGGATTTACGTCTGTCAAGCACCAGCGAGAGGTTGGGGTTGGATACTTCGATGCAATCTCTCAGGCTGTAGGCGCTAGTTCTGTTGCTGCTCTAAAAGATTCTACAGAATCTGAACAATTCTAAAACTATTGTTGACCTTTATAGGAAGATATATATTATAATGCATTATGATACTGACAAAGTGATTCTTACCGATGCCGATGGCGTTCTGCTTAACTGGGAATATGCATTCGATTGCTGGATGCAAGACCATGGTCATAAGCGGATCCGTAATGATGTTTATGACGTTCATGAACGCTACGGCATTCCAAAGATGGAAGCCAAAGGTCTGGTCAAGATCTTTAATGAGTGTGCAGCCATTGGTTTCCTTCCTCCTCAGCGTGATGCTATGCATTACGTAAAGAAACTTCACGAACAACATGGTTACGTTTTCGTAGTGATTACCAGTTTGAGTCTGGATCCTTACGCTAAGAAACTACGGACTCGAAATCTTGAGAAACTGTTTGGCACTGCCATTCGCGAAGTTATCTGTCTTGCCACTGGTGCCAATAAGGACGAAGTGTTGGAAAAGTATCGTGATAGTGGTCTCTTCTGGATTGAAGATAAAGTTGAGAATGCTATCGTTGGTAAAGAGTTGGGTCTTGAATCTATCTTGGTTGAACATGAGCACAACATGATGGTTGAAGGTATTCCTCTCGCAAAAAACTGGAAAGAGATCTATAACATAATTGTAGGAGTTTAATATGGAAAACTGGGCATCGCCGCCAAGCATCGTTCCGAACGTGGTGTTCAAGACTCGCGTTCGTGATGAATCTATTGAGGGACCAAACCCTTTTCGTTGGGAAGATAAGACATCGTTCGACTACTTCGGTGGCAAGCGTGTGGTTCTTTTCTCACTTCCTGGAGCATTTACACCCACCTGCTCAACCTACCAGCTTCCTGGATTCGAAGAGAAGTACGAGGAGTTTAAGGCACTGGGCATCGACGAGATCTACTGCATCTCCGTCAACGATGCGTTTGTGATGAATTGCTGGGCAAAGGATCAGGGCGTAAAGAATGTCAAGATGATTCCTGATGGTTCGGGTGTGTTCACAGGTCAGATGGGCATGATCGTCAATAAGGACAATCTTGGTTTCGGTCTGCGCTCGTGGCGCTATGCCGCTATCATCGACAATGGTGTCATTGAGAAGTGGTTTGTTGAACCAGGAAAAGATGATAACGTAGAAGAAGATCCTTACGGTAAGACTTCTCCTGAGCGTGTTCTAGAATGGGTCAAGGCATATGCGTAAGGATGCTCTAATCGGAGGAATCGCTCTTCTCGCTGCAGCAGGTGTTGGTGCCTTCATTGCAGCGAGAACGTATAAGCAGGTCAAGGATCTAGATTTAGACGATATCTTTGAAGATATGAATGAGGCATTTTTTCCTGGACTAACACCAGAGAAGAATGAAAAGTAAGGATATATATAATATGGAAATTAGGAATCAAATACTCATCAATGACATTGATGGCACGGATGAAATGGGGATTAACTTTAATCTCTATTTTGATGTAAGAGGTGCCTCCAATACACAGAGAGTGCAGATTCGCGAAATCGCAAGAAAGCATTTTAAGGCACTTGCTGACGAATTGAGTACTATTCCAGACTAGGAACGAATAGAAATGTCTGAAGATATTATCCTCTCCAGAAATGGAGACCGTTATACTCGTTTAGAATGGGCAAAACTCATGTCTAGCGGCGAAGCAGACATTTTACTCAAAAAGTATGGACCAGCATATACCGAAGAAGCATGGAATCGTCACCACAATAGAAGAGGCAAACGTTAATGCCCGTTTATGATTTTGTTAATACCCAGACAGGGGAAGAGTGGGAGGCGACTATGTCATATGATGACATGAAGCAACTCACTGCCGATGGTTCGGTGAAGATTGTATATAAGCAAGTTAATTTTGTGCATGCCGCTGGTTCTGATGGTGGCGGTAAGGTTCCTGATCACTTCAAGGAAGTTATGTCCAAGATCGCCGACGCGAATCCAAACTCTCCGCTTGCAGAAAAATATGGTTCTAAATCAATCAAGGATATTAAGACTCGCGATGCAGTTACCAAAGCAAAGAAAAGAGCAGGTGGTTCGCTGATCGGTGAATGAACAATGCGCCTGTTGATTCTTTCAGACCTCGCGAGTAGATATACTAGAGCAGGTTTACTACGAAATAATTCTAGGTTGGCAGGTCCCATGTGGATCTGCCAACTTGTTCGTAAGCATGGTGCAGTAGCAGAAACCATAGATTATTTTCGCCAATGGGAAGAACAGGAATTGGTGGATTCCATAATCAAATTCTTCGGCAAAGATCCAGAAATATACCTCGGTACCAGCGGTAGCGTCGACGATGGAAATACCACCTATTTCAAACAGATATGCGAACAGGTTCGCGAAAGACTACCGCATCTCAAGGTTATCCTCGGTGGATACAGAGTTGCTACTGGTGATGCCAGTTGGGTTGACGCCAGTTTCATCGGCAGATGTTCAAATTTGGTAGAAGATTATTTCTGTGGCAAAGATATCTCCGTCTCTAAAATATCCAACGATCCACCGACGTATAAGAATCCATACAACATTATTCTCGAGGAACCGATCGCGCCATTGGTTTCAGAACACGATTTCATAGACTCCCGAGAATTGCTTACGATCGAACTTGGACTGGGTTGTAAATTCAATTGTGCTTTCTGTGGATTTGACTATAGAAACAATCGTCGACCTGTCATCAACACTGTCCAGAATGTATATGACGCATGCCAATCCGCATATGACATGTATGGGGTAACAAACTTTTATCTGGCAGATGACACCATCAACGAAGTGGATGATAAGTTAGAACTGCTCGGTGAAGTCTGTAAGAAACTCTCATATAAACCGAACTTTATGGCATTCGCTCGCCTCGACATCATTGGTGCTAAAAAACATCAGGTAGATCTACTGAGAGAGGCAAATATAAACACGCTGTTCTTTGGTATCGAAAGTCTCAATCCCACAGTCACAAAGAGCATTCGTAAGGGTGGAAACCCAGAGAGAAACTATGATGCGCTGCGATATATCAAGCAGGAATACAGTGATGCATTCACATATGGTAACTTTATCGCAGGATTGGCAGGCGACAGTGAAGAAGGAATACACGACAGCGTCGATAAAATTATCGATGAACAACTGTTGACCAGTGCTGGAATTAATCCTCTGCGTATTTACTCTAGGATAGACAATCCCGACAGTCAGAGTGAGATAGACAAGAACCCAGCAAAGTATGGATATACAATCCTAGAGGGTGGTAAATTCGCAGGTCAGTATGGTTACGATGCTGACAACTGGAGCAATGATTGGTGCGACAACAATAAAGCAGAAGAAATTAGCATAGCAGTGGAACAAAAATTCGCCAGCGGTCTGGAGAGCATATACACTGCGCATGAGTTTGCGGGTATAAAATCCCTACTTCCTGGGTATGGAGTCTCAGATTATAACAAACTGATTTACCTCGCGAACAGGACGCAAGAGCATATGATTGTAAAAAAATACATCAGAGACAAAAAAAACACACTTAGAAGCTTGACTATTTCGTTATCATAGGGTATAGTATGAACATGATTGAAATGATTAAATGGTTAGGCACTGCTTGTGTCATTCTCGCCGCTGGTTGTAGAGCAATTGAGTTACATACTGCGGATCTTATTTTCTCCATCCTTGGTGCTGGTATGTGGGGTTATGTCTCCATTATAATGCGCGATAAACCGTTGTTTGTGGTGAACGCATTCATCTGCACCATCCTGCTACTGGGTTTGTTTTTATGATGAAATACTGGTTGTTGATTTTTCTGTGGAATCCTGAGGGATATGTTGATCGGGTCGAGAGTCAGCATGCTAACAAAGCAGCGTGTCTCGCGGCAGCAGCAAAAGATGCACCCAAGCGTGTTAACACGGAGCATCAGGTAATGTATTTCTGTGTCACCGATGATCACTGGACTGGTAAGGCAGTTGATCCAGATGTGCCTCTTGACCTCCTAGATTTTGCAGAGTCTGATCATGGCGACGTATAGTATGCCAAAGTGGAGACAACGATTCCTCGATCTGGCAGAACACATCGCCACTTGGTCATATGATCCGCGCACCAAGGTTGGCGCAGTCATCGTAGATAGTAAGAAGCGTATCGTCGGAACGGGATATAATGGATTCCCCCGTGGAGTGAAGGATCTCGCCGAACGTTATGAGGATCGAGAAACAAAACTGAAATTCGTTTGTCATGCCGAGCGTAATGCTATCGATAATGCACCCATGTCCGTAGAGGGGTGCACAATGTATATTACTCTACCTCCATGTAATGAGTGTGCAAAGAGCATCATTCAGAGTGGAATATATAAGGTTGTCACCAAGAAGCATAACAGGGAAGACACCTTTGATTGGTTGATCGCTGAACAAATGTTCAAGGAAGCAGGTGTCCAACTGTTCATAGCAGATGAAAGTAATAAATATACGCATGGACAACAAACGACACCAGCATCTGAACATGACTCCGTCGGAGAAACAAGAAAATCGCTTGGCGATGATGGAAGAGATGGATGATTATATCTCTGAGTGTTTGATGTATTGCGACGACGAGTCAGATGTGATAGCACTAGGGGCCGTTCTTCAAATTATCTCCAAGAATATAATAGCAGCAGCGACAGACAAAGAGTGTTGGAAAAACTCAGTGACCAGATATGTCAGGGATGTGATGAATGAACCTGACATTGAACATAAAAAGAGAAGAAGGCAGAGAGACAGTGTTCCTGCTGAGAACTATAAGGGAATCTATTGGTAATGTTGAGATTTGGTAATATCTTCTTGTTTAAGAAAGCATTCACACCCACCAGATGCGAAGAGTTTATTCATGAGCAAATCGTAAAACCGATGCAGCAAAGTATGGTTTATGGTGGAAAAGATGATCTTAACATCGACCATAGAAACTCAGAACAATGTAAAATCATGCCAGAGAATCCATTTTGCCGTGATGTAGCAAGATTCGTTCGCATGGTGAATGACGACTTCTTGAACATCAATGTTTTTGAATACTGTTCTGAAAATTCTTTTATTCGATACAACGAGGGTGGAAGATTTAACAGACACAAAGATGTATTATGGCAGGCAGATACTGTCAACCATATCTCGAGACCCATAAGAAAAATCTCTGCCATTTGTCTTCTCTCAGAAAGAGAAACCTTTGAGGGTGGTAAGTTTGTAACTTACGACAACACTAAACCATTCAATGCGCAAAGAACTTCATATGATTTTGATGTCGGCGACCTTATTATCTTCCCTTCGTATGTCGAACATCAAGTTGAAGAAATCACTCAGGGAATCAGGTATTCAACTGTGCATTGGTCACATGGTGGGTTCTGATTATCTTTAATAATGGAGAATGTGATGCAGAATGTCGGTTATCTCGAATATGTTTTAGGAGACTCAATGTCTAAGGATGAAAATTTCATCGCTGGTTTGTGTGAGGAATCAGCGACCAAGATGTCAAATAACTGGAATGACATCGTCCAGTATTGCAGGAACTATGAGCAAAACTCCCGAGGAAGAGGGAATAGAGAGAGGAATGCTCATTATGATCCAAGGTAAGGTTTGGGGTAAGACACAGTTGGTGCACACCAACAATTGTTTTGAATTTCATCGCATTGAGTTCGAGAAGGATCATGAGTGTTCGGTACACCTTCACAAGACAAAGTCTAATGGTTTCTTCGTGGAGTCTGGGCAACTTCTAATTCGCGTGTGGCAGGATGACGATCAGGATGGTCTGGTTGATGAGACAATCGTGAATCCTGGAGAATTTACCATTGTCCCTCCCATGAAGAAGCACCAGTTTGTTGGTCTAAAGAGTGGTGTCGCATTTGAGTTGTATTGGGCAGAGTATGATCCCAACGACATCGTTCGTTTTTCGATCGGTAAGAAATGCGACTAATTGCTGGCCCCTGCCAACACGAATCCCTCTCACAAAGTCTAGAGATCGCACGCGAGGGTATGCGTGTTGCAACTCTGTTTGGTATGAAATATTTCTTCAAGGCAAGTTACGATAAGGCAAACAGAACACACATCTCAGGTAAGAGGGGACTGGGACTAGAGCAGACGATGCTCGACTTTGCCGCGATGAAGCAGGAACTTCCTGGACTGAAGATCCTCACAGATGTCCACGAGATTGGGCAGATAGATGCGATTAAAGACTTCGTCGATGTCATACAGATCCCTGCGTTTCTGTGTAGGCAGACTGATCTTATCAAAGCAGCAGTGGACACAGGTAAAATCGTCAACATCAAAAAAGGTCAGTTTCTGGCACCATGGGATGTCGGTGGTATCCTCTCCAAAACAGAAGGTGCTGAAGAGGTCTGGATTACCGAGAGAGGCACAAGTTTCGGATACAACAATCTGGTTGTGGATTTTTGCGGTATAAGATATATGCTGGACAATTATGATGTTCCCATCGTATTTGATGCCACGCACTCAACGCAGAAACCAAGCGCATCTGGAAATGCATCAGGTGGTAATCGTGCATATGCACACCACCTCGCCAAATCTGCTGCCGCGATGGGTGTGAAGAACTTCTTCCTAGAGGTTCATCCTGACCCTGACAATGCACCGAGCGATGGTCCTAACATGGTTTATCTACATGATCTAGAGAGAATTATGTATGAAGTCGAATGCCATATTGATCCCTGCTAGATACGGCAGCACAAGATTCCCAGCAAAACCTCTCGCCAAACTCGGCGAACAAACAATGATCGAGCGTGTCTTTTGGAGATGCGCTCGATCAGACATAGACACATTCGTTTTAACTGATAACGAAGAAATCTACAATCTGATACCAGAGGGTCATGCTCTTCTCGACGACACACCATATAACAATGGAACGGAGAGATGCGCTGGTGCCATACGTCATCCGATGTTTGTCGATTATAACTTCTTCATCAATGTGCAGGGCGATATGCCCGATATCTCCTATCAGGCGATCTATGGAGTTATAACGACACACACCATAGGAGACTATGAGGTTACTACTGCATGCACCACTATGCCAGAAGATGAGCAGAATGATCCGAATGTTGTCAAGATAGTTCGTAGCAAGAATCACGCACTGTGGTTTGGGAGAGGTATCACTGGATATGGAGAGAGGCACCTTGGCGTGTATGGATACACGAGACGTGCGCTCGATACATATGGAAAGAAGAATCCCTGTGTAGCGGAGATCGGCGAGGGACTCGAGCAGTTGCGCTGGTTGTATGCAGATATCCCCATCGGAGTCACGTGGGTTGAGTTTGATGGTGTCGAGATAAACGTTCCCGACGACATAAAAAAGTGGGAAAAAAATCAAAAAAAGATGATTTGATGGCTTGACATTTTTGCATTTTTATGGTAGAATGAAATATAAGATGAAAAGAGGAAATGTGAAAATGATCAAGGTTTACCAAATCCAACTGACCGACGCTGAAATCGATGCCATCAATGGTGGTGAAGAGAGCGAAAAGTATATCGCCTATCGAGGTCGTTCGTTTGAAAACACCTTTAAGGTTGAGAACTTCAAGCATTACGATCATGTTGCCAACGTTGATGCCAATGACATGGAAGATGCTTTCGGTCTGATGAATCTTTGGAACGACGAATCCAAAGTTGAGCGTCTTGGTCCTTGCTCGTCGATGTCTGTTGGTGACATCCTTGAAGTTGATGGTAAGTTTTACCGCTGTGCTTCGTTCGGTTTCACTGCTCTGGAAATGGAGATTGCATAATGTATACCGTTAAGAACACCCTCGCCGAAATCCACAATCTCGATGGGTGGGGAACCTTCATCGATCATTGGTCAGTCTCTGGTCGCGATGCTATCGTTTGGTCGGAGCAGGTTGAGAACAAGCATGGATCTGATGCTTGGCGAACTGCATACATCGTGCGTTACTGGGACAATGACCAGTGGATTGATACTCGTTATTTTCAGGATGAGGTTTCTGCGACTGAGTATGCTCGGGACTTCGTGAATAAACCGCACCGTTTCCCATATCCGACTGATTAAAGTATTGACATCATACCAATTTTATAGTAGAGTAATTATATTATGGATAACCAAACTCGTAAGCGAATTTATGATGTGCTCGGTGCACTGATGCGGGCCCAGAACCCAGGGTTCCGTGAACTCTGGGAGAATGTCTTTAACGATATTATGGCACCATATGCACCATATAATAAGACGGACGATAACAATGTTGGTTAAGGGTGTGTCTCCGTATCGCAGTGCCATCGCTCTTGATGGCATTAACTTCAGCGAGAAGCATCATCTCGTTGGTTTCTCTTGGCCATATGTTAACTGCAAGGGCAAGACATATCACACAACTATGACCGACAAGGGATGGGTGTGTGATTGTCCTGGATTTAACTTC